TCACGACCGCGGCTACTGTCGCTGAGCAGTCAACGCAGAACACGGACGTCGACTCCACCGAGGGCGCGATCGGCGACCTCACCGTCGACGTCAAGACCTTCGCAGGTGGCAACCGTGTCTCCCGCCAGGTCATCGACCGTTCGGACCCGCAGTACTTCGACGAGCTGCTCCGCCAGCTGGCAGCGTCTTACGCGAACGTGACTGACAAGTTCGCGCACGACACGGCAGCAGCGACGGCCGTAACGTCCCCAGGTGCCTCAGGCACCGGCATCTACGGCGCGGTCGTGCAGGGCATCGCGGACGCCTACGGTGTCATGCGTTTCACCCCGAACACACTGCACATGCCGGCACAGACGGCCCTCGCCAACCGCTTCGGCTGGCTGAACGTCCTCCAGGACGTTGACCTCGACGGTCGCCCGCTGTTCGCAGCGGCAAACCCGTCGAACGCCAACGGCCTGGTCACCCAGGGCTCGACAAACGGGACCGTCGCCGGCCTCAACGCCGTCGTAAACCCGAACATCTCAGGCGCTCTCGCCTTCGGATACGTCTACCCCTCCGCGTTTGCAACCTTCTACGAGAACGTCGGCAGTCCCATCCAGGTCTCCATCGACAACCCGGAGAACCTGTCCGTCGAGGTGTCGGTCTTCGGCTACATCGCCCTGGCCGTCAAGCACGCGACGGCCATGCGCGGCCTCCAGACCACCGCGTAATCTAAACCTTCCCGGTCCGGCGCTCTGACCTCCCTGGGCAGCGCCGGACCGGGACCCTCGGGGGACCTGATGGCGCTCGTCACCGTGGCAGAGCTCAAGGCCGTCCTCGGCATCGGCGATCTCTATGCCGACGAGGTCCTCGAGCAGGTCATCGACACCGCCTCGAACGTCATCCTGGCGCTGCTCCAACGCTACGGCTACGCCGTCGACCGGCTCTACGCCGACACGGCCGACACCATCCACATGCGGACAACCGAGCCCCACGACCTTTACGTCGGTCAGAACGTCACCCTCAGCGGCCTGTTCCCAAGCCAGTACAACGGCACGGCCGTCGTCGCTGTCCTCGTCAACGCAACCGAGGTCGAGGTCACCAAAGCCCACGGCCAGACACCTTTGACCGTTGACCACCCGTTGATTCCTGCCGGCCGCATCGCCGACACCGCGCAGCTCGCCGTCTATGACACCATCCCCGAGGTCCGCGAGGCAGCACTCGCCATCTCCGTCGACGTGTTCCAGTCCCGCGTCGCACCTGGCGGACAAATGGAGGCCGTCGATTTCACTCCCGGCCCGTACCGTCTCGGCCGCTCCCTCGTCTCCCGCGTCCAAGGCATCCTCGCCAAGTACGTTGAAACCGGGACGATGGTCGGATGAGTGCAGTCACGTTGGGCTCGATCCGGGCCACGTTCGCCACCGCCATCGGCCAGGCCGGCTACAAGGCCTACTCGCAGCCGCTCGGCACGGTCATCCCGCCCGGCGTCGTCATCGTGCCCGCGGAGCCGTACCTCGAAGCCAACACGCTCAACTCGGGCGGACTGATCTGGCAGCTGAACCTCACCCTCATCGTCGTTGTCGCCTACCTCGACAACCAAGCCGCCCTCCTAAACCTTGAGGATGTTGTCGTCAAAGTCTGCCGCAACCTTCCCAGGGGCACCGTGTTCGACACGGTCGGGCAGCCGACCGTCGAGGAGGTCGGCCCCTCAAGCCTCCTCACCTGCCGTATTCCGGTGTCCATCCGCGCCAACCTGACAAACCCAGCATGACCCCGTCGAGGCCCGTTCGCCGCAACCGCATCCCCCTAATAACATCCGAGTAAACTAGACTGACTGAGACCAAGGAGGTCCCCGCTCATGACCACCACGATCATCACAGGCAACGACCTGACGCTTACGATCGACTCCGAGATTTACGCTCCGCAGGTCCTCAACGTCGAGCTCGCGGTCGAGGACACTCAGGCGACCTACGAGACCCTCGGCGGCCCCGCATACAAGACCACGACTCAGCCGTTCAGCATCTCGATCACGATGCTGTCGGACTGGTCGACCGACGGCGGTATCTGCGCGGCACTTCAGGGCAAGGCTCTCGGAGAAGGTTCAGGGCAGACAAGCCGTGCGCCTGACACCGCCGTCGCCTTCACGATGGTCCAGGTAGGTGCGACTCACTCGACGACGTGGGTCGGCGACGTGTTCCCGAAGGTTCCGCCAGGCTCAGGTGCAGGCGCCGAGGTCAGCGAGATTTCGTTCGAGCTGCCCGGCGAGCGCGGCACCCTCCGAGTCACCACAGCCGTCAACGCCTAAACATGCTCCGTCTAGCCTTCTCCGTCGAGGACGCGCACGGGTCGCGGCATGTCGTCGTCGGTCCGCCGTCCCTCGTCGCCTGGGAACGCAAGACCAACCGCAAGGTTTCATCGTTCGCGGAAGGCGTCGGCGCCGAGGACATGGCCTGGCTCGTCTGGCATGCCGAGAAGCGCAACGGCAACGTCAAGGGCGGCTTCGACGAGTACCTCGAGACGCTCATCGACCTGTCGGATGCGCCAGCCCCAAAAGTGACCTCGGACGAGGGTCCGTCCGAAGACTGATACTCGAGATTGCCATGGCCTCCGGCATCGCACCGTCAGAGCTAAGGGCCATGTCCGGCGACGAGCTCGACCTGCTCCTCGAGCTCCTGAGGGACCGCTGATGGCAAGCAAGTCGAACACGACAGCGATGCAGTCGGGCGCCACCGTCGAGGGCCTCAAGGAGGCCTTGAGAGCGTTTCAGCAGCTCGACAAGGACGGGAGAACGGCAGTTCGCGACGAGGTGCAGAAAGTCGCCAACTTTCTTGCCCGTCAGGTGGCATCGGCCGGACGGAACACAGGCGACCCGCGCAACATCGCCATCGCGGGCACGATCCGCGGCACCCGCGAACGAAGCCCGGTCATCAAAATCGGATCTGCCAAGCGTTTTGCCGGAGCAGGACGCGCCCGCACCTCCGACCTCATGTTGGGCATGGAGTTCGGCTCAACCGGCCTAGGCGGGGATGCCACCGACCTGAAGACCTCGCGAGGCGGCCGTCCAGGCTGGCGCTTCCCGGCACGGACTCCCAGGAGCGGTCGCGGCAACGAGGGCTATTGGGTCTTTCCGACCCTACGCTCGCAGCAGTCTAAGGCCGTAGAGTTGTGGGGAGCAGCCCTCAACAAGGCCACCGCAGATTGGGGTAGATGATGGCATCGTCACCGTCACGGACCCTAAAACTCACCTACCTGGGCGACTCCTCGCAGCTGTCAAAGTCGACCAAAACCGCCGAGTCGGACGTGTCGAGCCTCGGCAAGCGTGTCGGCAAGGTCGGCAAGGCCATCGCCGTCGGCTTCGTCGCCGTAGGCGCAGCCGGCATCGCCATGGGCAAGAAACTGTTCGACGCGTTCGAAGAGGTGTCGACCGCAAACGCCCGCATCGAGGCGGTCGTCACCTCAATGGGAAACTTCGAGGGCCAAATTGCAGGCGTAACGGACCGCCTGGTCGCCCAAGCAAACGCAACCGCCCGCCTGACCGGAGTCGACCGGAACCTCATCAAGGAGTCTCAGGCGCTGTTGCTCACCTTCGACTCAGTGAACAAAACCGCAGGCCAGGTAGGCGGAGTCCTCGACCGTGCCACTCAGGCCGCCGTCGATCTCGCAGCTGCCGGCTTCGGGACCGTGACAACCAACGCCGCGCAGCTCGGCAAGGCGCTCGAGGACCCCATCCTGGGCCTCACCGCCCTCACCCGCTCCGGCGTAACGTTCACCGACGAGCAGAAAGACCTCATCCAGAGCTTGGTCGAGTCGAACCAGCTCCTCGCCGCTCAAGACATCGTGCTTAAGGCCATCGAGCGGCAGGTCGGCGGTGTCGCCGAGGCAACGGCCAACGGGTCCCAAAAAATCAGACAGGCGTTCGGCATCATCACCGAGCAGATCGCTACCGCCCTCGCGCCGGCGTTCGAGCGGCTCATTGAGGTCGGTCTAAGGTTCGTCGACAAGGTCGCCGCCTGGTGGCAAGACAACGGCCCCGATGTCATCGAAAAGTTTAACGCCTTTAAGGAGCGCGTCTTACAAGCCGCTATGGCGCTCGGCGAGTTCGTCGGCAGACTGGGTGAAGGATTTAGAAGAATTCTTGTAAACGGGTCGACCGACATCGACGGTCTCAAGGACGCATTCGCAGAGCTTCGAGAAACCATCAATGAAGGTTTCGGGGAGGGCGGACTGACCGGCTTCGCTTTGAAGTCGTTCGAGTCCACCTTGACT